AGATCAGAACAAAATTGATTATCTCTTTGCTGGTTGGATTTTTATTATTAGCTTTGTTGGTATGAATACCGTGACGATCTCACCTCAGCCTTTGGATTTTGCCAACCCGCAACCAAAGCTGTTTACACATAATATGGCATTATAAAGATGAGTCATTTATAATTATATTATGTGTAAATAGCCTCACATTAAAAAAAGTTGTATATTTGACCCTATGAAACGCACAATTCTAATTTTAAGTGTTTTGGTTTTACTTACAGGATGTGAGAAAACCTATAAATGTACCATCAAAACTCCGGGCATTGAAACGCCTTATGTTTATGAATTAAAAGGCACAAGACAAGACGCTAAAGATTTCGAAGATCAGGCAATAATGGGACAATCAATTAAATGTAAATGAAAGCAAAACTAAAAAAACTAGGATTATTCCTACTGAAATACGTTATTTCGCCTTGTGCATTCTTAATCGGTGCTATTATTGGTATTTGTGGAATCTTTACAGGCCTTATTGTATCAACTTTTAAAGCTGGTTACGATTTCGCCTCACTTCAGGTAAACAAAAATATACCTAAGTAGGTGGTAACTGTAATATTCAGATCAGAAAAGAAGTATTACAAGTCAATTGAAGATTTAAAGCAAAACTACAAACCTAATGAAAAAATCAACGATACACGAAATGCCAAAGGTTCAGGAAGCAAGGGAGAAATTCAACGAAGCTAGAAAGAAGGCTTTTGAAACTGCTGATGCAATTACTGACCCGATCGAGCGTGCAAATCAATATCGTGAGATTGCAAAGATTAAGTTTAAGTATTACTGGTCAAAATAGATGCTAAAAGAACTGATCGATAACGCTATTGAACTATTTAAGGTTGAAACAGGTAAAGAGCCTAAAGTAATTCGTTTGTCGGTAGAAGATGTGTTTGGTTTGCCAGTTAAAAAGTCAATTTTAGGTCGATTAGTTTACATTCATAAAGGCGTTAATTATCCGGTTAAGGCATCAAAAAGCATTGAGTCAGGAGATTTTTATGTTCAATAAAGAGACTTTAGCTCAGTTGGTAGAGCAGCGGACTGAAAATCCGTGGTCAGTGGTTCGATTCCATTAAGTCTCACTAATCTGTACAAGTCAGATCGCTTACCGAGCGCCATGAGGCGGCAGGGACTTAAAAAATCCTTCAGGGCAGGTATGACAGTAGGAAAGACTATAAACGCCTCTTTGGGTGAGTGGTTAACTGCCAGTCTGCAAAACTGGTCACGAAAGTTCAAATCTTTCAGGAGGCTCAAAAGTGAACAAATGGATTTCTACATTAAAAAGGCGGGTAACGCGGTTATGTTTATTCTGGCAGTAGTAGTAATTATTTTGAGTTATTTATGAGCGATGCAATTTGGTTGTTGTTATTGTTTCTGATATACTTAGGCAGTATAGTTGCTTTAAGCGAATTGTATCAAATGTACTTCGTAAAGAAGAAGCCTAAATACAAATTCATGATGGGTAAGAATGAATATTGTACTGATGCAAGAACAAGAAACGGGCTAATAATGGCACTAAACAAGGCTTATGGTACAAACGTCTACATATCACAACGCAAATCAAAGAACCGCAATAAAGCAAACGAGACAAGACAGTTAAACTTACAGAGATTTCGTAAAGCACCAATATTAAGAGACAAACAGTTTTGTGAAATTGTTAACGAAATTGAAGTGGATTAAACATTTTTCACTATATTTGCATAAATCAAGATAACAGACTATCTATGAATTCAGTCAAAAAGAAAATCGCACAAATTAAGGTTAATCCAAATAACCCGCGATTAATAAAAGACGATAAGTTCGCGAAACTTGTACAATCAATCAAAGACTTTCCCGAAATGCTGGATATTCGACCAATCGTTGTTAACTCTGACATGGTTATTCTTGGAGGTAATATGAGATTTAAGGCTTGCAAAGAAGCTGGGCTAAAAGAAATCCCCGTCATAATCGCAGACAACCTTTCCGAAGCACAGCAACGCGAGTTCCTAATCAAAGACAATGTTTCTGGTGGTGAATGGGATTGGACTCTACTCGCGCAAGAATGGGACACCGAACAATTAAACGACTGGGGATTAGATGCTCCTGATTTTAGCGCAGATCAAGAACTTGAAGCAGTGGAAGATGACTTTGATGTGGTTGTGCCAGAAACACCTAAAACCGTAATGGGGGATCTTTACGAAATAGGCCAGCATAGACTCCTTTGTGGAGATAGCACTCAAACAGATACTTTTGCAAAATTATTCGAAAACCAATTGGCCGATTTAGTGGTAACCGATCCACCATATAACGTCTCATACGAAGGCAAAACAAAAGAGGCGCTCACGATTCAAAACGACTCGATGTCGGATAAGTCTTTTTATCAGTTTTTATATGATTTTTACACCGCTCTCGGAGCATATACAAAAGCCGGTGGAGCATGGTATGTATGGCACGCGGATTCAGAGGGGGCGAACTTCCGTCAAGCAATGAAGGACGCTGGGATTATGGTAAAGCAGTGCCTTATTTGGGTAAAGAACTCTATGGTTATGGGACGACAAGACTATCAATGGAAGCATGAACCATGCCTTTATGGGTGGAAAGAAGGCGCTGCTCATGGATGGTATTCCGACAGAAAGCAAACAACTGTCCTAAATTTTGACAGGCCAACCAGAAACGCTGAGCACCCTACAATGAAACCAATCCCGCTTTTCGCTTATCAAATAGGGAACAGCAGCAAACAAGGAGATATTGTCGCAGATGGTTTTGGTGGATCAGGAACCACAATGGTCGCATGTCATCAAATAGACCGCAAGGCTTATCTTGTTGAATTTGACCCCAAATACTGCGACGTTATAGTAAACAGAATGATTAAACTCGACCCATCACTCACAATCAAACGTAATGGAGTCGATGTAACTAACGATTGGAAATAATGGCATACGACAGGAAGAAGATATTTGAACAGGCAAAGGAGATGGTTGTTAAACACAAGTTGTTCTTTATTGAGGATATTATCGCTTTTATTCCTTGTGACAAGACAACATTCTATCGTTTTTTTGCTCCTGACTGCAACGAATACAACACGTTAAAAAGTTTATTAGATCAGAATCGAACAGAATTAAAGGTGTCAATGCGTTCTAAGTGGTACAAGTCGAATGCTCCTGCTTTGCAGTTAGCGTTAATGAAACTTATTTCTACACCAGATGAACACAAGAGACTTTCAATGAACTACGTTGATCACACTACTGATGGTGAGTCTTTAAATATAAGCGCAGAAGACAGAGAAAAACGAATCGCAGACCTATTGAAGAAAGCCGGTAAATGAGTTTAACCGATTCTGAGATATTAGAATTAGAAAACCTTTTAAAAGCCAGAGATAAGGACAGACTTTTCAAGGCTTTAACCGTCTTTGACGAAAACACTTCACCGAATTATAAACTTCTTTTTGAATCTGTTAACGGTCAAAAATGGGGAACTGATGACAACGGGCGTCCTAAACTATTGGAAGGTGTTGTAGGTGTTGTTTTAGAAGGTTCAAGCCGGTCGACGAAAACTTGGTCAGGCGTGTTTCTTATCATGTATCTGGCACTCATAAGACACAAAGACGATGGCTGTACAATAAACCTCTACCGTGAGACTTACAACGAGTTCAAAACGACATTATACGACGATTTTAAGCGTATTTTAGACCTATTCGGGCTGCCTAATAAGTTTCAAGAAAACGATGAGGTTAAGAATTTCAAGATAGGTAAGACAAAAATACATTTTCTAGGTGACGGTAAACACGGTGGAAGCTGTGACTACGCGTTCTTTAATGAGGTCATGATGCAGAAATACGCTGTATTCGATCAGGTAGAGATGCGTTGCCGCAAATTCTGGTGGATGGATTACAACCCGTCAGTAACTCAGCATTGGGTATTTGATCGGGTTTTAAACCGTAGAGATGTAGCGTTCTTACGCACAACGTATAGAGATAATCCACACATCTCACCAACTGAGTTAAATAAGATTTTAGGGTACGAGCCGTGGAAAACAGGTTCATACGAGGTTACAAATGACGGTGTGCTATTATACAGAGGTGAGCCAGTCACAGACGCTAACCAACCGCCACCACACGAGACAAACGTAGAACAAGGCACAGCAGACGAATACATGTGGAAGGTTTACGGGCTTGGGCTTCGCGGTGCAATGCAAGGCCAGATTTATAAGATAGTTCATTGGATTGATAGATTTCCAAACTTAGCGCATACTTGGTGTATGGACTTTGGATTTACTAATGATCCGACCGCCTTAGTTAAATTCGCTAAAGAAGGGCGCAACGTTTATTTAGAGTTGAAAGTTTACCACCCGATACCAAGCCCAGATGAATTAGAAGCAACTTTAGAGGCTGTTGGTGTGTCAAAATTCGTACCTATTACGGCTGACAGTTCAGATAGATATGTAAGTGAGAGACACGGGGTAGTTCAAATGGTGCGCGATCTATTCGATAGGGGTTATGAAATATCTAAGGTAAGTAAGAATAAATCGGTGATGTACTGGATTACAGAGATGAAGTCCTGCAAAATTCATGTGGTTAAGAATGATTTATGGCATCATGTCAAGCGTGAGCAAGAGAATTATAAGTTCAAAGAAGTGAACGGAATCCTAATAAACCAGCCAGAAGATAAGGCAAATCACTTCTGGGACGCAGCCCGATACGGATTAATGGCATACGATACCGATACGATGAGTGCAGATTTCGAATAATTATTTTTGTTTTTCTGGTAAGAATGTGATCGCGTTAACAGATTAACACTTATATTTGTTGCGTTAATGAATTAACAGCAATGAAAGAAGAAGTTTGGTTACACAGAAGTCAGGAATGGATAAAAGAAAATCCGGGTAAGGGAACTATGTACAAAGCGTCGCAACCAGAAGCAGAAAAACCAAAACCAACTAAACGAATCGATCTTAGTGAAATAAAAACGGGTGAGTATAGAAATCCGGGTATTTATGCTATAATTTGTGAAAAGGCTAAATCAGTTTATGTTGGTCAGTCAAAAAATATGGCTAATCGCTTAAGGAATCACAAAATGGTTCTTTTATCAAGAAGACCGCCATCAAAGGTTTATGAAAGAATGTTAAGAGATATTGATAATTACGGAATCGAAAGCTTTACATTTGAAAAACATATTGATTTAAAAGATCATGATGTGCCTAATATTTTAGAAATTGAACGTGAAACAATGTGGTTTTTCTTGGAGAAAGGATATAGATTGTATAATGCGGATTTACCAATAGGAAATAATGCGATATATTGTCCAGAAACAATGAGAGATATTATTGTTAGCCTTATAAAAGAATGCTGTAATGATGTTAAAAACCTTGAATCGGTTAAGGATTTATTAGTAAAAATTAAAAAAAAACAGCATGGATAGTTATAAAATATTTCACCCTTACTTGGGCAAAGAATTACAGAATGGATTTCTTGAAGTAGAGATTAAAAGTGAAAACCTACTTTACTCAGAAATAGGATTTGAATATCTTGGTGTTCAATGTATGAACCCAGAAAACCACGAGTTAATACAAAAGAAGTGCCGTGAAGTCGCTAACTTAATACGCGAAATAGATAGATTAAACAGTAAACAATAAAAAAACAGTATGAATAAAAGAGTTTGGAAATTTGTGTTAGACCCAAACAACACAAAAATAGTTATGCCTGTTGGCGCTGAAGTATTAACGGTTCAGTCTCAAAATAACGAGGCGTGTTTATGGGCTTTGGTTGATCCAGATAGCGAGCGTGAAACAAGAGTTTTTGACGTTTACGGCACTGGTCATAATATTCGTTACGATATTGGTATTGATAGAAAATACATCGCTACATTTCAATTAAATGATGGCTTAGTGTTTCATGTATTTGAAAGATTATAAAATAATTCTCAAAACATAGTTGCATTTATGAAAATGTTTATAGATTTGGATTATGAATAGTAAGTATATTGAAGAACTATTTAACGACAGTAAGTACTTAGACGCAAGGGAACAAGCGTTTAAAGATTTGCAGGAATTAAGTAATGAATATATTGAACGATTACCAGAAAACGCTCATAAAAATTCACGGTTATTATTTGATGTACACGCCTGTAAACATTCACCTAATTATATTAAACGTGCGTTAGAGAATAACGTAGTAATAC